TCTAAAACACCACGGTGAGTTTAACGGAAGCTTTAGCGAATTCATGGACTTACCTAATCTTGACTATGAAGATAAAATCTGGGTTGCTGTGATAGTTTTAACCAAGAATCAACTAGTTAAATGGTCAGTTCTTTGTGTTGACAGTGTTGTGCATATTTTTGAAGATAAGCGTCCTGACGATAAACGTCTTAGTGATTGCATCAGCTACCTTAAATCTATTAATGATTTTAATAACTTGACAAATGCCCAGGCATTAGAGATTAAGAAGCATGGAATGGCCGCCAATGCTGCTTTCTTTTCTGCCAATGCCACCGTCTATGCCACCAATGCCACCTATGCCGCCGCCAATGCTGCCTATGCTGTCCGCTGTGCCGCCTATGCCGCCTCTGGTGCCGCCAATGCTGTCCAAGCTGCCATCTATGCTGCCGGTGCTGCCGCTCGTGAAGCACGCTATGCCACCTCTGCTGCCACCTCTGCTACCAACTATGCTGCCACCTCTGCTACCAACTATGCTGCCACCTACGATGATCGGGATTCTATTAATTATGCTGCCAAGTATAGCCAACAAGCTCTTAACCTTCAGTTTCTTAAACAAGTAACTAGTGTTTGAAAAGGACTTCATATGCAAATTAACAAAGAATTTCTGAAAAGCCTAAATCCTTGTGATGATAGATATAAGCATTTTCTAGAACACCACTCTGATTTTGATGGTAATTTTATTGAATTCCTGGACCTAGGTACTATTAGTTATGAAGATAAAGTTTTGATTGCAGAAAAGGTTTTAACTAAAAATCAAGCTGTTAGCTGGGCTATTCTCTGTGCCGAAAGTGTTATGTATATTTTTGAGGCTAATTATCCAGGCAATAAACGTCTTAGCAAATGTATCAATTTCCTTAAGTCTATTAAGGATTTCAATAACTTAACTGATACTGAAAAGTGGGAAATAAAAAAACATGAAGATATTAGCGGAGTCAACTATGTCGCCAGTGCTGTCCACTATGCCCTCTATACTGCCTATTATGCCCTCTATGCTGTCAACTATGCAGCCAATTATGCCTTCCACTATGCCGCCCGTTCTGCCTCCTATGCCGTCTATGCTGCCCTCCTTGCAGCCGCTGATACCGGTGAAGATGCTGACGCTGCCGGGAATAACCAGCAAGAGCTTAACATTCAGTTTTTGAGAATGGCATGTAGTTTGTAAAGGTTGACAAGCTTAGGGTTATATGTAACAATGAGGGAAAGATGCAAATTAACAAAGAAGTACTGAAAAACCTAGAGCCTTGTGTTGACAGATATAGGCATTTTCTAGAGCGTCACGCTGATTTTAGCGGTAGTTTTAGTGAATTCCTTGACTTACCTAATCTTGACTACAATGATAAAATCTGGGTTGCAGGGAGAGTTTTAACAAGGAATCAAGCCATTAACTGGGCAATTCTTTGTGCTGAAAGCGTAGTACATGTTTTTGAAAAAGAATACCCGGATGAAAGATGCATTAGAGATTGCATCAACTACCTTAAAACAGTTAATGATTTCGATAACTTGACAGTTGATCAAGCATCAGAGATTAAGAGACATATAAGTGATGCCCGAGCTGTCCATGCTGCCCGCTTTGCCATCGAAGCTGCCGCTGATGCTGCCTATGCTGTCCGTTGTGCCGCCATCGCCGCCATCGGTGCCACCAATGCTGCTCGTGCTGCCTACTATGCCGTCTTTGCTGCCGCTCGTGAAGTACGCTATGCTGTCGATGTTGCCACCTATGCTACCAGCTATGCTGCCGACTATGCTGCCGACTATGCTGCCGACTATGCCACCTATGCTGCCACCTATGATGATCGGGATTCTATTGATGATGCTTCCAAGCATAACCAACAAGCTCTTAACATTAAGTTTCTTAAACAAGTGATTAATTAGTGGAATTATATTGACATGTCTGGTATTATATGTGATAATGAGGGAAAGATGATGAAGATCAACAAAGACGTATTGAAAAGCCTAAACCCTTGCGACAACAGGTATAAGCATTTCCTAGAACATCACGGTGAGTTTAGCGGAAGTCTTAATGATTTCCTGGACCTACCCAATCTTGAATATGTCGATAAAATCTGGATTGCAAGGAGAGTTTTAACCAAGAATCAAGCTGTTAAGTGGGCAACGCTATGCGCTGAAAGCGTTGTTCATATTTTTGAGAAAGAATACCCTGATAACCAGAGTCTTAGTGATTGCATTAGCTACCTTAAAACAGTTAAGGATTTTGATAATTTGACAAATGATCAAGCATCAGAGATTAAGAGACATGAAGAAGCCTCCCGAGCTGCTTGTTTCGTTGCCGCTGGTGGCCCCTATGCTGTCTCTCTTACCGCCTATTGTTCCCGTGCCCCCTATGCTGCCGGTGCCTCCAATGCCGCCGATGCTGTCGGTGCCGCTGTCCGTGCCGCTGTCCGTGAAGCCGCCTATGCCACCCTTGCTGCCTATGACATCGATGTTGATGTCGCCGATACTGAGTGCTATGCTGTCCAAGCTGCCTTCTATGCCACCACCGATGCTAGTGATTCTAATAAAATTGCTGCTCAAGAAAGTCAAGAAGCCTTAAATATTAAGTTTCTAAAACAAGTGATTAATTAGTAGAATTATATTGACAAGTTTAGTCTTATATGTAACAATGGGTTAAGAGTAAAAACAGGAGTGAATTATGCAAATTAACAAAGAATTCTTGAAAAGTATTAACCTTTTTACCGACAGGTATGAGCATTTTATAAAACATCACGGTGAGTTTAACGGAAGCTTTAGTGAATTCCTTGACTTACCTAATGTCAACTACGACGATAAAATTTGGGTTGCAAGGGAGATTTTAAACAAAAATAAAGCCGTTAAATGGGCAACGCTATGCGCTGAAAGTGTTGTACATATGTTTGAAGCAAAATATCCAGATGACAAGCGCCTTAGTGATTGCATCAACTACCTTAAATCTATTAATGATTTCGACCGCTTGATCAATTGTCAACCATTAGAGATTAAGAAGCATAAAATAGCCACCTCTGCTGCCACCGATGCTGCCCATGCAGCCGCCAGTGCTACTCTCTTTTCTACCAATGCCACCGCCCATGCTGCCAACTATGCCGCCACCTCTGCCCATGCTGCCGCCCATTCTGCCACCTTTGCCTCCACCTCTTTCCAAGCTGTCATCTATGCCGCCCATGCTGCCCAAGCTGCCATCTATGCTTCCTATGCCACCCATGCCGTCTGTGATTCTAATAAAATTGCTGCTCTTGAAAATCAAGAAGCCTTAAATCTTCAGTTTCTTAAGCAAGTGATTAATTAGTATTTAGCTTGACAAGCTTAGTCTTATATGGGATAATGGCTTGAGAGAGGGATTTATGCAAATTAATAAAGAATTCTTGAAAAGCCTTAAACCCTGTTATTACAGGTATAAGGTTTTTCTAAAACATCACGCTGATTTTGATGGAAGTCTTAGCGAATTCATGGAATTACCCAATCTTGAATATGTCGATAAAATTTGGGTTGCAAAAAGGGTATTAAACAAGAACCAAGCCATTAGCTGGGCAACGCTATGCGCTGAAAGCGTAGTGCATATTTTTGAAGAACAACACCCGGATTATAAACATGTTATTAATTGTATCAATTACCTTAAAACAGTTAAGGATTTTAATAACTTGACAATTGATCAAGCATTAGAGCTTAAAAAGCACAGAGATCTCGCCCTTGCTGTTGCCCGTGCTTCTACCGACCCTGACATCTTTGTTGGCCACGCTGCCCACGCTCTCAATGTTTCCCATGTTGCCGCCCTTGTCCACGTCTCCTACTGTGATTCCTATGCTGCCGCCTATGCTGTCGATGTTGCCTCCCACGTCTTGTGTTACGCCGCCGAAGCTACCTATGATGATACCCTTGGTTATTGTGACATTTACGGTGAAGATGCTGCCGCTGCCAGTCTTAAACAGCAAGCCCTTAACCTTCAGTTTTTGAAACAAGCAATCAGTGCTTAACCAGGATATTTATGCAAATCAATAAAGAAGTACTGAAAAACCTAGAGCCTTGTGCTGACAGATATGAACATTTTCTGAATTACAATGCTGATTTTGACGGAAGCTTTAGTGATTTCCTGTACTTACCTAATGTCAACTACGACGATAAAGTTTGGGTTGCAAAAAGGGTATTAACCAAGAATCAACTAGTTAAATGGGCAATGCTATGCATTGAAAGCGTAGTACATATTTTTGAAGAAAAATATAAAGGTGATAAGAGCCTTAGCAATTGCATCAATTTTCTTAAGACTGTTAATGATTTCGATAGCTTGACAGATGCTCAAATATTAGAGGTTAAAAAGCGTGTAAAAGCGAAGTGTGTTGCCTTCTGCTATACCCGCGATGCTGCCGATGATTCCCCCATTGCATTCATTGCCACTAATGCCGACTATGTCTTTTTTACCAACGCCGCTGCCCACTATGCCGTCGAAGGTGCTGCCCAAGCTGCCTTTGCTGCCGCCAATGCTTCCAGTGATGTTGAAGATGCTATTTACATTGCTGCCAAGCTTAAACAGCAAGCCTTGAATCTTAAATTTCTCAACCAAGTAATAGGTGGGGTTTAACGTGCAAAATAATAAAGACGTACATCTTTCTTTCTACCCATGGCTGCCTCCAATGCCGCGCTGTGTATTTTAAGAAACTAAAGATGGATCTATGAAATTAGAATTATGTATCCCTAGCCGTTGTACAGCAAAACTTCCTGAAGACTTTGATAAGCCTTATTTTATAGCTGAAGAAAAAATTGATGGCTCACGATATGTTATGTATTTCGACTCATGCCCATACGAAAGAAGAAAGTCAGGACATACACTTCTTTCTAGGCGCGGCTCTGTGTCTGACGGTTTGCTGGTAGACAAGACTGACAATATCCCACACATCACCAAGGTTGATTACGAGGGCCTAGAAGGTACTGTGATTGATGGAGAAATAGTTTCAAGCGACTTTTTAAATACTAATTCAATAATGAACTCCGGCGCGGCAGAAGCGTCTTGTAAACAGAAAGAACTTGGAAACCTAACCTATATGGTTTTCGACATCATGATGTTTCAGGGCAAAGACGTTAGAGATCTCCCACTTGAGCAGCGCAGGAAATTACTAGAAGCAGTCGTTAAAAAAATGGGTAACGAATTCGTTAAGCCTATTCCTTGGATTACTTCTGGATTCTCCGCAGAATTTAATAAAGTGGTAGCAGCAGGAGGCGAAGGGTTAATCATAAAAGACATTCGAATGGGTTACGGAAAATTTTGGTCAAAAATGAAGAAGTCCTATGACGTTTCAGTAGTAGTGTCTGGTTGGAAAGAGGGGACCAACAAGTACAAGGGAATGATTGGCTCACTAGCGCTTTCGGTATATCAGAATGGCTCCCTTGTGGAAGTGGGATTTGCCTCCGGCTTTGACGACGAGTTAAGAATTAAAATGAGCAAAAACTTTTATGAATACGAAGGAAAAGTTCTGGATGTCTGGGCGCAGGAAGTTTTAAAAACAAAAAACAGCCCACCAAGACTTCGCCACCCTACATTTTTCCGCTTTCGTGACGATTTAAATGCAGAGGATTGCACAATGGAAAAGATGATTTCAGATCTAAAGGTCGCCGCTAAAAGCAAAAGAACTAGGAATAGCTAATGCCAAGTGGAATAAGAACGGTTGAGGTTGGTGACGCTTCCTGTGCTGACTGTGTTGTTTAAAATATATGAGATTTAATTGACTCAATACTAAAACCGTGGTATACTGATTATGCGACATGGCGGCTGGTGGTTTACCGGAAGTGTCTTATAAACACTTGAAAGCAGGGTTCGATTCTCTGATGTCGTACCATTATTGTGAGGAGCGGTAAGTGATTGAAATTAGAACTACTAAAAAATATGGGCGCGGTCTTTACGCTAATAAAGACATAAAAGCTGGAGAGCTTATTGAGTCTAGTCCTATTATTATATTAGAACAAGAAGATACCGCAGGTAAGTATTTAGAACAAGAAGATACCGCAGGTAAGTATTTAGAACTATACGTATATATCTGGAAAGGTAATAAAGAGTGCCTGGCATTGGGGTTTGGTAGTTTGTTTAACCATAAAGAAAAAAGCAATATAGACTACTCTTGCAATTACAAGGACAAATGCATGGAGTACTGGGCAAATAGTAACATAAGGAAAGGCTCACAACTGTTTATAGATTACGGATATGACCCTAAGGTAGCTATTAAAGATTTAACCTATAGAATAAGGAAGGCTTATGAAAAAACAAATTGCTGATATGTGGGTAGATGCTCTTAGGTCTGGAGAGTTTAAACAAGGTTTTAATAACTTAGAGAAAGATGGGACAAATTGTTGTTTGGGCGTACTGTGCAACCTAGCACTGGTTGAGGGTGTTTGTGACTACGATAGCAGTCGCGATGTTAGTAGGTTTGATGAAATGTCTGCACACCTTCCAAACAGTGTAATGGAGTGGGCTGGAATGGTTAGTTGTTACGGTTCGAAGGTTGATGGTGAAACTAGTCTAATTAATTTAAACGATCGTGCTATTACTAGTTTCAATAAGATAGCAGACGCCATTGAAAAAAACTATGAGAAGCTATAAGTAAAACCGCGTAATCGAGGTGAAACCGTGAGAGAGATTGAACAGAAAGATAAAAGTGTTAAAAAACTTCTCGAAAAGATTGCCGAACGGGATGCCACCATTAAGCGCCTCATTGAGTACCTGGGGCCGATGGTTGATGCCGAGGATACAAAATGCCACTTCGATCATCATGGAAGCTGCCAGTCACACGGATGGATTGGCGTTGGGGGTACTTGCCCCACGGTAGCAGCAAGGGCCTATCTTGCGAAGTTAACAACCGGGCAATGATGCCCACAGGGGAGATATATGAACGAGTTTCAGAAAGCGATTATTGAGATGGTCTTCCAGCAGAAATCCGCACCTGCGCCCACACAGTCACCGACGGGTAGAAAAATTGTAGTGCTACAGCGCGGCTGGGTACTCGTGGGCACATACTCGCGCGAGGGAGACGAGTGCTTGTTACTCGATTCTTCAGTGATCCGCCGGTGGGGCACGACCAAAGGCCTGGGCGAACTGGCGAGCAGCGGCCCCCTCAACGACACAATTTTGGAACCCGCAGGCACATGCCGTTTTCACCGGGGGGCCGAGGTTCTTGTGCTGGATTGTGAGGAGAGCAAGTGGCCAAAGAGCTAGACAACGCTTACAGCGCTGTCGGCCGCGGCGACGGCAAGGGCAGTGGCTTTCGCGGCTACGGAGACGACGGCGACCGCTACGGCGACGGCAGCGGAGACGGCTTTGGCGGCTACGGAGACGGCTTTGGAGACGGCTATGGCTTTGGCTACAGCGGCGACGGCGAAGGCGACGGAGATGGAGATGGGGATGGGGATGGTTATGGAGACGGCGATGGTGGCGATGGAGACGGCTACGGCGACGGCGCATGACCACGGCAAAACCAAGGAGAGCAAATGGCTAAAGAACTAGAGGACGCTCACAGCATGATCGGGCACGGCGACGGCCGTGGCTACGGCAGCGGTAGCGGCTATGGCCACAGCGGCGAGGGCGGCGATGGCAGCGGTGACGGCACATGATTACAATTCTTATCATCGAAGTAGTTATTGCGATCGCGGCGATGATCTTCACCACACCCCGCCACTTAGTGGCTGGAACAATTATTCTTAGTGTCGCCCTGGGTTCAATAATTGCAACTGTCGTAATTGGGTGGGGGATTGGAGGGACCGAGTTGCGGCAAGAAAGGGGGGTGAATGAAAGATGACCAAACATTGCGCCCGCGTGAAGGGTTCTGGTATGTGCCCAAGGACAACTATTTGTTCGTCATTAAACATTCAACCAATGGTACCGCAGCCTTCTGCCATTTTGATGAGGACTTCGGATGCTGGCTTGAAGGTCCGGCCACGTCATTATTTTACATCGAAAACGTATTCATCGGAGAGCTTTGAATGGAAAAAGATTTAAAACCTGACAACGTATGGAATACTAATCTACAGGGTGTGTTTGATTTCATTCAAACTGCTACGGGGGATAACCCTGATGGTTGGCAGTGGTTTAAAAATTCTGAATGTAAATATATTGAGCTTCGTATTGACATGCGCGATGGTGGATTTATTTTGAAGAATGGTGAAGGAGAGCGTATTAGTTTAGAACGGCTAAAATATCAGGGTGAGAAACATGACTTCTGAAGTACGCAAACCTACATTTTTCACCTCAGACCTACATATCGGGCATAAAAGCGTACTGGAGTTTGATAGGCGGCCCTTTAGGGACCTGGAACACATGCACGATGTTCTTATTAGTAACTACAACGCAACCGTACCTGAAAGAGGTATTTGCTACTTTCTCGGTGATATTGGACTAGGTAGTAGTAGTTTAACTAGAGAAGTGGTTACACAAATGAACGGGGTTAAAGTTCTAGTAGTGGGGAACCATGACCGTGGCTACAATAGTTGCTACGAAATGGGGTTTGATGTTGTAATGCACGGCGCAACTATCTATTTAGGTGAGAATAGAATTACAATGAGTCATTGCCCATTGGCCGGCGTGTTTAGAGAAGACACCAACGGTATGAGAAATTCAACAGGTGACGAATGCTGGCACGGTGACATTAAGAATCGTAAATATAGCGTGGCGGACGAAGGACAATTCCATTTATCTGGTCACATACACTCCGGGCCCCACAACGATAAAAAACGCGAACTTGGACGACAATATGACGTTGGTGTGGCTGCAAACAACTATGCACCGGTATCTATTTCACAAATTGAAAAATGGATAGCCAGGGTACTGAGTGCTACTAGCAAGGTGTAGTATGGATCATACATTCAATGAGTTTCTAGTTGCCAAGGGCCTGAACGGGATTTTCTGGGGATAAACAATAAGCTTGCAACAAACCCTCCCATGTGGTATTGTGTGTTTAAGGAGATTTTATGACACAAATTGCAAACATCCTTAAGATTAAATGTAAAGCCCCGGAAGTAGGTGATGGTGCCACAGTCTATCTATATACGGATCGACACGCTGCAACCGTAGTTAGAGTGTCTAAATCAGGGCGGACAGCGTGGATTCAGCCGGATTCAGCGAAACGTATAGATAATAACGGTATGAGTGAGAGTCAGGATTACGAATATAGCGCAAATACAGATGCTCAGCTAATTCGAGTTTCTATCAGAAAAGACGGTCAGTGGCGCAAATCTGGTGAATACACAAAAGTAGCTTTTGGAATTCGTAACGCTTATCATGATTATTCTTTTTAACGGGGGTTAACAGTGAAACTACAATACATATCACCAAAAAGGTGTGTCTCAATTAGACACTGGGCCTTTCTTACCTGGGAATGTTTTGACGGGGAATACAAGAGGGCGTTTAGAATACTCGGGTTTGCCTGGGATTGTAATGACTGGCAATATAGGATGATGCATCGGAGAGGTATAAAGTGAAACTCATTTCCATATTACACCCAGCTATCACTGGTCTATTGAGTGGTTTTATTTTCATATACAATCTAGAAAAGATAGGCAAAAAAAAGGCACTAGGAATCTTGCTTATCTGTTTTACGGTTTCTATCTTGAGTGGTTTTTATTGGGGAATCCTATCCATTTAGGACTAGTAGGTTTCTATGTAGAGCTTAGGGGGTTATAAATGAACATGTGTCCGCTGTGCAATTCACTAATAGAAATAGACATTGCTTGGGCTAAAAAGAACGGTAGGGTTTTTTGCGGTACGTGCTGTAAAAGTTTTGACGTAATAATTAAGCAAGAGCCAGAGCCAGAGCCAGAGAAGAGTACCATTCCTCCAGTTCCAGAAAAATTGTGCGATGTATTTGGGTGTGACGGATGTAATAAAAATTCAGACCCGTATGGGGTGGATCACGATAAGAGATGTTCACACTGTAAGGAAAAGCATGAGGAAGATCATTCGGAGTTCCTTATGCAAGTTAATGAAGACTTCTTTGAATAGCTATGTGGTCTTTAGAGTAGATCTAATAGGTACAAAATGAGCCATGAAATCAAACTGCTTTTGCTTGCTATTATCGTCTGGGCATGGTATGCTTATGAGTGTTTCAGGAGGTTAAAGTGACCAGAATAAATGTAATAGATCCAAGTAAATTGATTAGACAACATCTTGTTGCCGAGTATCGTGAAATCACACGCTTACCTGGCAATCTTGAAAAATCTCTAAAGCGCAAAAAACCATTTAGTGTTGATGAAATTCCGCAAAATTACACCCTAGGCAAGGGGCATGTTAAGTTCTTCTATAATAAAATGTTGTTTTTACAGAAAAGATTTGAAATGCTAGTTAAGGAGATGATCTATCGTGGGTATAGCCCAAAATTTACAGATATTACTATTTTCGAGCGTTGTCCAGATGGATTTTTTAGGGACTATGTTCCCACTGAAGAAGCTGTTAATATAAACAATATCAGGATTAACGAGAGAATTGACGCTAGTAAAAAGGAAGTTAAAAATGTCTAGTCTACTGCTTTACATTATGTTAAACTCGCAAGTTGTTGAAATCAAGAACATGAAGTTTAACCCCTCTACTATTACGGTTTCTAAGGGGGAAACAATAACATTCATCAATAAAGACTCGATGCTTCACAATGTAGTGTCAGAAGACGGCAAGATTGAATCAAAGATGTTAAAGAAAGATCAGGTTTTTACGGTAAAGGTAGACAAGGGGTTTAAATACTACTGTCAGCCTCACAAGGCTATGATGAAGGGTGAGGTTAAAGTTAAACAATGAATTGCCATGAATGCAATAAACACCTAATGGGTGGTTTTGGTTTAGGAAATAAACCATATAGAGGGAAGAGGTATGAGAAGTTGCCCTATTTGTTCTAAAAAAATAAAGGAAGACGGCAGGTGCACCAACGTGGTTTGCAAGGGGTATTCAAGTAGGGTTTTGGATGCAATTGAAGATGGTTCCTTGGAGTGTATTTGTTGCGGAAACAACAATGCCACCAATAGACTGCAGAACACTAAATACGAAGAAGAAAGCCGTAACTGGTGTGTTTTATGTCCTACTTGCCAAGAAAGTCAGGATGAGTACTGGAGCGATATGTGGTTTGATTACTATAGTGGGTGTATGTGATTTTTTACGATTTTATTGTTTATAATATCAATTCACTCTATGGAGGCGGTAATGATTAAGCAAATTCCCTATCTACTTGTAATTGCACTGTTTCTCTTGATTATCGCATCGTGTACACACGATTATGTTGATTTTTCAGGAGATAACTGCACTTTAATAGACCACAAACTGATTGATGGTAATATATATCAACAGTATCATTGTGAATTAGAGGAAAGAATCAACCCTTAACCGTTTAAAATGACAATCTTTAAGCTATTCCTGCCTATCAACTCCTTAAAAATCAACCATTTACCTTTAATTTCAGTGGGTTAGGCTAACTGGTAAATATCGATCCTAGGTAACAAAATGTCAGACGGTAAGTCAATAAAAATAAGAGCACAGCTAGATACTTCATCTTTTGATCAAGATATTCAAAAGATGACTGCGCGTCTTCAACAATTGCAGAAAACTAACAATCAAATAACCAACATGGCCAGTTCCGGCTCCACACTGTCTCCAGCAGCTTCCTATGCCCAGGGTAAATATAACCAATCATCTGAGAGTATTCTAAGAAAACAAAGTCAGGAGATTGAGTCTGAACAGCGTAAAGAAGCAATTGCTCTGGGACGAAAACAAGCTCAATTGGATAAGATTAAAACCTCTGAAGGTGGTATAACTGCTGAAAAACAAAAGCAAATCGACCTATTAAATAGAGAAGTCAATCTAATGTCTAGAAAAGTTATAGGAATGGAGAGCACTAGACAAGATATCAATTCAAGGATTGGCGATATTCAGTCGGGAGGATATCGCCCGGCAAAAATGGGCACTCCAGACGAACAAAGCAAGGGTGTTACGGCGTTTACAGGAATTCTAAAGTCAATCGGCGTTGGTGCAATCATAAACGGCGCTTTAAACATTGCATCAGGTCGTATTGAAAACGAGAGAAACGTTTTGGCTTCTCAAGGGATCACTGCCAGGATATCTGGTCGCGGAATTCAAGAACAGTTTTCCGGTCAAGGATCTAAGGGGTTGTTTTTTGCAGAAGAGCGCCAAAGAGCTATGGGATTGGCTGCTAAAGAACAGAAAAACGAAGCAAGACTTGATTGGGCTAAAATCGGAGCATCTATGCTCACCGGTGCTGTAGCTGGCTCTGTACTTCCAGGAGCGGGAACATTAGCGGGAGCAGCAGCGGGAGCAGCAACGGGAGCGGGCGTGGGTTTTGGTGCTGCTATGGTGTCAAGCCCGAAGCTATTAAACCGTGTTTTTGATAAAGACTCTTACCGACAGATGATGACTAAAGAAGGTATGGAGAAATACGAGCAAAACCTCGCAATGGAGGAGCTTAAAAATCCACAAAAATCAATGGCTTATAGCTCAATGCAGGGGTCTATGGATAGAAACAAAGGACTTGAACGTTCTTTGGGGATTACCGGTAGAGGGTTATACGGAGAGTCTGGAAAAGAGGGGTGGATGGCAAACGCCATGAACCCCTATGGTACCAAGATTGGATTTACACAGGACGAGGTTTCAGCATCGTCACAATCGCTGATAGGCGCAGGAGCCACGTCGCAGGGTGCAAGGGCTATGGCCGGCTCGGCTCTTCAATTCCAGCGCAATTTGAGGTTAGGAAACTCTCAAGAGGTTATGGGACAACTGTCAGGTACCGGCATGGAGTCCAGTCAGACAGACCAGGCTGTAATTAAATTAATGTCAGAGGCTATGAAGCTTGGTATTAACTCTTCTACTATGCCTCAGGAAATGAAACGCATGGTTAGCATCACCGCAGAATTGGCTAGCTCCGGCGGCGGTTTTAGTGAAACAGCTTTATCTAATTTCGGCGCAGGTGTAACTAGTCTAACCCAGTCCGGTATGCAGGGTGCTAGGGATACCTATGGAGAAATGATTGACAGGTCAAAATCGGCTAGTGGGCTTGAAGGACAGATGGGAATGGGTTTCCTTCAAGGCGCGGGCGGTAAAAAAGCATTCGGTAAAGGTTTTGACAAAATAAAGTCTGATTCCAAATTAATGAACGCCCTTAACCAATACTCAGCAGAGGATTTAGAAAAAGATCCAGAACTGGCAAGGGGTTTGGCTGATAAGATGGGTATCACCACTGGCGAATTAATTTCAGGAATGAGACAAAAAGATGAGTTTAAACAAACCAGAACCTCCTCTCAAGCTGAAGCAACAGCCGCCCTTGGGGAGGGAATAAGGGGAATGACCCCAAATAAGATTGCAGAGTTTCTAAAGACGGCAGAAGGAGCTTCTCTTTTTACCGATGCCTCTATTGAGGATATCAATTCCTTTGGCACGGCTGAATCAAGCAAGGGTGCGGATAGCCGTAGGTCAGCAACAGTCGGTAGAGCTAGGCGCATGAGCGGCGAGGGGGTTGATGCCAATTTCTCATCTAGACTAGCAGGACAACTCGGGTCTGATGATGGTGCAAATATAACACCAACAGAACGGATAGCAGGATCGGCAGCTATCGGCGATGCCGCCAAATTGTCTGCAGTTAATAAACATTTAGATGGACTAGTGGCGGCAGCTTCTAAGCATACCCAAGCTGCTGAAATGTATAACGTACAGTTTGATTTTTTCGTAAAAGCAGCCAAGAGTTCTGGAGACGCATTACAACAAATGAATGGACAGCTAGAGCAGGTGGTTAAGATGATGGAACAAAACGGTATTCCTGCCTCTCAACCAAAAGATTAAGATGGGATTTGTTAAACCAATCACACAGAATACAGGCGATTCTCACCAAACGAGCCCTGGTTACGTGCTTACTTTTTGTCGTTGGGAAAATAGGAGTTCATATAATTACGAATCTCAAGACCCTCTCGATGTTAGGAAACCGATGGTTGTTTATTCAGACGCAATCAATGTGTCTGTCAGCAACACTAAGGGTAGCCTAAGTCCAACTTTAAGCGCAACCTTAAAGGGCGGAGACATTAACTACAGTACCGCAGTTCATCCTGGAGATTTTGTTCTAGTAAACCTTTTAAATTGGGAAACCGATGCTCAAAAAATTAGAGACAGGGTGGGGAATAACCAGTCAATTAATAGATATGAAGACGGGTTTAAGGGTGTTTTTAAGATTCAAACCGTAAGGAAAAATCTTCAAATGGCAGGAGATAAGAAAATCCTAACCTACACCATCCATGCCGCCGGTTTTACTGAATTTAATAACGTTATCTATTTTAATCCAGCAATTGCCGCAGCTTTTAGGGAAGCTGGCACACTCATGTTCCCCACACTGGTTGGAGATTACTATTCAGATAATATTAAAACCAATTCAGATGTACAGATAATTATGAAAGATCTGTTTGAGATTTTAATAGGCAAAAACCGTAGATCAAACAATGTTAAAGTAAAAAACTTTGGAGCTGTTCACTTTAGACTTCCTAAAACACTAAGCACACTGCTCGGTAGAAAAATGGAATTCGCTACAGAATTATTTAACTACTATATTGGTGGGTGGGGAAATTCTAAGGAAGTACCAACTGATGCTAAGAATTTGGGTATATTGTTTAATCCCGGATTTTCTAAAACGGAAAAACCCGGAACATATATAGGGAAATACCCTATACAGGGCAACAAGGAAATATTGCCAGAATCTTGGAACAACGTTACCGCGTGGTCTATTCTTCAAAGCAACATGAACTCTACGATGAATGAAATGTACACTTGTTTTAGGGTAGACCAAAACAACAATGTTATGCCAACTATTATTTTAAGACAAAAACCCTTCACTACAGAACATTTTAACGCACCTGCTGGATACTCCACTACTAAGTTTTTCGATATACCTAGGTGGAAGGTATCTCCTACACTCCTTTATTCGCTTGATCTAGGAAAAGACGAAGCGGCTAGAATGAACTTTGTACAGGTATTCACCAACAATCAAATACTAGGCTCTGAAGGAGACGCTGCACAGCAAATAGCGGCTGGTAACTTTATAGTAGACGACGGAGACATACAGAGGAATGGGCTTAGACCATATGTTGTAACCTCTAACTTTGATTTTCCAACTAAAACTAATAAAAAGCTTAGAGCCAATGACTGGGCAAAAATAGTCTCTGATTGGGTTATAGACGGCCATCTTAAGGAATCTGGAACGTTCGTATTTCAGGGAATACAGGAGCCCATTTGTGTTGGGGATAATCTGGAGTTTGATAACGTTGTATATCATATTGAAAGCGTTAGGGATATGATGTCTGTTGGAGCTAACGGCATTAAAACATGGCGCACAACTATACAGGTATCATCTGGAGTAGATCTAAGGTCAAACAGTAAACGCCCTGTTTATCCTCAAATGGAAAATACAGATCAACTAAGAGAAGATATTGAAGACTGGAAAAACCAAAGAATCCTTCCAGGATTTTCAGATACACAGGATGTACGTGGTAGGGTAAGTGGAGAAGAGCTTACCAATACCAAACAAGACTCTTTCACTTTAAACCCGAAAAACAAGAAAGCTACTAAAAGTTCAACACTACCTACCGGAGAGGAAAAAAAGCCCTCTAAGGATAGCTGAGAAAAATGAAAAAAATAGAGATTTACATAGAAACCTACGACGAACTAACTCCAAAAACAGAAAGTAAAAAATGTATAGACCAACTTTAAACTCCTCACTACTTTCATCTAGAGATGAGAGCAGTACTCTCCAGGGTAGGAAAATATTTGACAATACAGGTCTTAAGTTGGGGGTTGTATTAGAAACCATTGAAACTACAGACGAAAGGAATGTATCAAAACTAGGCCCTGAATACGACGTAATGTGTATTGAACAGGCCGAAACAAATGGTATCAATTCGAGTATTTATAAGAGTTGCCTAGCCTTTGACTCATTTGGCGGAGTAGCCGATTATTTTCAGTTTAAGCTTAGACCAACAAAAAATCCCAAAAAAGTAAAGACCCAGCTATCTTTTAAAGACCAAAATGGCACTCTTGCACTAATCCTATGTTTAGATAAAAACTCCGAAAAGGCTGTAATTGTTGGGTTTATGCCAAACCCCAATAAGCGTGTAACCCTAACGGATCTTGAAAAAAATCACGCAGAGGGAGAGTTTAACGGTCTTAGATTTGAAGTAAACAACGACGGGGCATTCACGCTAACCTATCGTTCGGCTACAGACGATACAGGAAAGCCGTCTAATCTAACCGCTGGTGGAACTCAAATTAAAATAGAAAAGGATGGATCTTTTCAAGTACATAATGATATTTTAAGAGGAGAGCTGTCTCAGTCTAATCTAGCATCTGAAAAGATTAAAGCCGCCGAAGCCGCTCCAGAGGGTATTCAATATGAAGGCATTAGGCTTGATAAGACAAAGAAAACAGTGGATGTTCAGTCTAGAGATAGCACCTCCTTCAAAACAGACAAGTCTTTCAACATAACAGCTAAAGAGTCAATGAACGCTAAGATAACTAAAGACTGGTTAGTAGAGGCTACAGGCAAAGCTTTATACATGGTGAAACAAACATTCGACATCAAAAACGAAGGTAAGATGGGGGTTGAAACACAGGGGTTTAAGCTAAACTCTAAATCAATGATAGAAATGCAGGCTCAAAGCATGGTTAAAATAATCGGGCAGAGCATGGTAGATGTTAAATCAGACGGACTAATACAGCTAGTGTCAGGTGGATCGATGATTTTGAAGGGGTCTACGGTTTTAATAGGTCCCGCCCCACTACCTGCCGTCAACATGTTGACCAAGTTTATCGGTATTGGAAACCTGGGCGGACCCGTTATTTCGACTTCTCTCGGGCCCTTTTCAAGTTCTGTTTTAATAAGCTAGGCTGCTATGACTGCACAATACAAGCGCAAGCGTCTGAAAGAAGAGCAATCCATCGACAAAAAACCAACCAAAATCAGAAAAAATCTGAACTCTTCAGAGCGCCAAAGAGCCAAGAGAGAAGTAAGGAGACAGTTAAAAGAGTCAAAATAATACGTGGTACTATAGAGAAACACTATAGGGACTATTTTTGAGATTTTTATACTGGACAATCATTTTATACATTTTTTTGAGTTTTGTTTTTTTTATAACTGAACTTTTACACCACTGGTTTTACATATCATACGAAATCCTAAACTCATTTTTAGTATGAATTTAGGAAGGGTTTTTAAACACGAAGACAGACTGATTATTGATGCTGAGCCTCACGTTATGGCTAGAATTCGCATTCTATTCACACAAGGCTGGAATTACGGCTCTCAAGGCCTCTTTACACATAAACCAATATCCCTACCCAATACCCTAAGCGTTTGCAGGGACATTCTATGGATTTCCGAACGCTACCCTGTTGATTTTATAGACAATCTATATGTCCAGATAGTCGAAAAATCTAAAGAATACGACAGAATTCTAGCAGACGTATACAGGCAGGTACGTAGGTATGTTGAAGAAGGAGTCACTTCTGTAGTGATTCTAGCTCCTTGGAACGGAATTAACTCGTTTTCAGTAGATGGCACAAGGGTTATTGTGGTTGATACCTGTTTATCTGCAATTTAAAGCTTGACATACCCTCAGTGATCATTTAATATAGTAATAAGGGGTAACTATGAAGTATGGAAAATTTATTGATGACCTTGAAACAGAAGAATGTGACACCTTTTCAGAAGACGAAAAAGACGATCAAATTTACGATGAATTTGAATCTGATTCAGAAATAAACTATAACCGCTAAGGAAAAAAATGGCCAAGTATACGCTTAAAAAAGAGCCTAGTAATCCACTTGAAATTTCTACAGTTGAAGTTTCTTTTGAGACAACAACTCTAACGACTGTGTTGGAAGAACTGGAAACCTTTCTAAGGGCTTCTGATTTTGACTTCCAAGTCTCTTTGGATTTTGTTGATGAAAACGATGAGTAGCTTAGGCATCGGATACTGGGTACACATCGCTGCAAATGCAGATCTTTACCTGCATATATTGGCAGTTTACCCATGCTCTACTGGCCTTAAATGCAAGGTGCGCTATCTGAGGAAGAAGGATAATGTAGAGCAGTATATAGGTAAGCCTTTTATGCAAATAGAATACGTAGTTATTAAAACTGAAGATTTTAAGTGGTGGAGAAGGAAATGAATTGTAAAATGCTAGTTGTCTTGATTCTTACATCTGCGTGCGGAATTGATTTCAAAATTAAAGAAAGCCTTCCTAGGAAGATTGAAACCTTTGTCGGCCCTGACTTTGAAAAAGCTGCACTATTTTGTGATAACCGATACGGCTATAAGACACTGGAATCAGAGAAATGTTTTAAAGATTATCGCAATTTCCTGCAAGTAAAGGTGGGTGTTGACGCCGATGCTGTTGCAAACTACTGCAGTGATAGATTCCCAAATGATCAACAGGCTCTAGATCAGTGCGAGGATGACATTAACGACTTGATTATAGGAGAACAGGGTGGACAACCTACTACAACTCCCTAAAAGGAACGTAAAGGATAGGATTACTCATATTAGGAATTCAATGCTAATTCAAGATCCGTTTCCAGAGCAAACACTTGAGAAGTCTAGAAACCGTTTTTTTGCAATGCTTAGTGCAAAGTCTAGCCTATGGAGTAAACTTCTACTTAAAAACGCAGAAACAGTGGCAAAACATGGACACAAAGTAAAGCAAGTAGAGGAGATCAGCATCTGGAAGGCTTACAGAATGGGATACCAACAAGCATATAAAGAAATTCTTGAAAACGTAGGTGATTGTTGGGAGGAGAGGAAATGAACAGAAGGATAGGGAGTTACTATGTGTCTACCAATAAACCAGCCTTTGGTAAGTTATTGAAATTTAAAAAGGTTAATTTTTATTGCATGTGGCAGTTGACTGTAGAGCTACTTGGGTATAGAATTAAAGTTAATAAGATTCATAAACATGCGGAGAAAAAGTGAGACTTAAGGTATTGATTTTAGATGATAATTTTACTGACTTAAATGGAGATATGTTGCCTGAAAATGCAAGTATCGAAGTTAACGATACTATTTGTATCTTTCAGGACTTTAAAGGCGATTTACCCAAATTGCTTGGGAACGCTACGGTGGTAAAAGAAGGGAGCGAGCTTTTTATTGAAAACATTGATATGTTTAAAGAAAATATGAAAGCTTATAGATACTTGACTCCCATTGTTGAGTGCGTAATTAAAAATAAAGAAGGCAATAGAATCACTTCTTTTGAGATTCGTTCGGTTTCATTCTGTTCTGTTATTAATTCGGACGAAAGAATAAAAACAATTGGAGAGCAGCTATATGGAAAAGGGGTTTGAGGTAGGTGACGCAGTTTTTATATCTAAGGACTGCGTTGTTCCTCACAATATTGACGAAAGTATGACTTACATTATTGAGTCAATTCGCAGAGATGTGTATTATAATAACTCAGGTAACTACTTTGACTACTCTATGATTACACTAGAGGGAGTGTTCGGGGAATGCCCGATGGTGTTATTTACAAAAATACCTAAAGTAATCAGCAACGACAGTGTGTCTTGCATTTGCGGAGCTAGGTATACCAGCAGACCTAGTTATCACCTTGATTACTGTAAAAACAGGAAGTTGTCTTGATTTTAACAAACCAAACCATCCATGTAATGAAATATAAAATTCTTTCAAACAAATGGGAAGAGCTGTCCTTTAAAGATCAAGCGACACTATTAGAGATGATTGATTTGAAATTTGACGCCAAGAGTGTTATTTTTATTAACACTATCTACGAAAGGTATCGGTAATGAGTTGTCCAGTATGTAAACAAAAATCCTGTGGTGACGACAAACACACCCGCTCTAACTATAAGCTAGAAAAGCGTTGTGGAGACAGGCTGAAGGTTATACTTTTACAGATTTATGATTTAACTTTTGTTGATAATCTTCAGAAATCGGAAATTAAAGCACTGATTAATAATCTTATTGACGAACATATTTATGAGGAAGACGATAATGAATAGAGATCTAACAGAATCAATTAAACTAGCAATGAACAGTCTAAACCCAAGGGAAGCTGTAGAAAGTTATTTGTTTAAAATTAACGAGAAAATGGGCTTTAACAACAGAGTAACGGTTGAGCTAATACTAATGCAAGACGTTAAAATCGTTAGGTTTTATGATAAAGACGGGCATCAACTAAAAACCACTGGTGAAATGGTATTCTACATGGAAACTGGTGAAAACATCGGTATTACACAATAGCGTGGTATTATAAAAATAGCAACAAAAGCCAATTAAGGCTTTTTTTATAGGAGAGAATCATGTCTAAGCCCACCCAAGTTCGTAACGCTGGAAAGCCTTTTACAAAAGCTGCAGTTAATTTTATCTTCAGCAATGCCGGTAAAATGACTAGCAAGAAAATTGCCGCCCGCCTAGGTCGTACTGTTAAATCCGTTAGTCGCAAAGCCGAAAAGCTATCCTTGTCCTTGTCGGTTCGTTAAAATAGTAACGCGATTACTAATACTCACCTACAATTTTTGTTGGTAGGTGGGGTGACAGCCAGGAATAGACTGGCAATTTTAAGGTATTCCAATGAAATCAAAGCTTGAGTTTGACCTAGATAGTTCAGAAGACCGGGCAAACCTAAACCGTTGCCTAAAATCTCAAGACCTTGTTTTTGCTTTAAACGAAATACTTCTTCAGGTATTTCGTCCGGCTAGGAAGCACGGTTATTCAGAAGACGGGCTTCAAAACCTAGACGAAAAAACAGCGGCAATTATCGGACTGTTGGAGGATAAGTTTCACGACATCCTTAAAGATTATTCAATTGATTTAGAGGATCTATGAAATATGAAATACACGCTGACGGAGTTAAGGAAGTAGAGGAAGAGTCTTCTGAAGGTAAAGGCGACTTCTTTCAAAACTCAGCATCTTTGGGTGATTCACTACACAGGACGTACAAAAATACTCCAGTAGAAGAAAACAAGCCAGATCCTGGGTATAAGAAGGTTTGTAGTAAAATCATGAGAATATTTGGGAAAAAGAGATGAACTTAGTAGATATATATCTTCAAATAAACGGCTGTAGGCGTGATAAATCAAACAAGGTTTACTTTGGTACGGGCGATAAGGAAGAGCTAGTAGGCGTTTTAAAAAAACATTACATTGAAAACGGTACACTATATATTGAGTTTGAATCTTATAGTCCTATTAAATTCCTAAATATTCAAGCAACATTTAAAGTAAATGACTCGTTTTGACTGGATTCTACTTCTATGGTCACCTGTAATTGTGCTGGTGGCTTGTATAGTTAGTTTGATGCTTGATGGTGATGAATGAGTATTAAGTGTGTTTTAAAGATTAAAGATAAAATTAAAAAGAATTTCCCTGAAATTAATCTAGTTGATTTCAGTATTCCGCTAGACAACGGAATACCGACACCAAGGTTGATGGATATCTTAGAAGTTGATGTTAATGAAAAATATTACCTTAAAAATGAGGTAGTAGAGAAGATTATAAAAGAATCTAAATTTCAAGAGCGTATGGTTTCGTTCAGGAAGGATAAGTGAGGGTAGAGTCAAAAGCATTGACCGAAACCAGAACAGATGAAGCTAAAAAAAGTAAGAAAACAATCTATGAAAGACGGCAAAGATTTTTGTCCAAGAAGAGGTAAGGTGCTGGTTCCAAGAAATGATGAAGTTTCAAACTGCATAAGTGCTAATATATCGAAAGAAGCTTATATTGTGCAAACCGTAGCCTATTCTAAATCAACTAGAGATAAGCATGTAGACGTTAGAGGTAAGGTAAATGGTGAGGCCAACACACTTAGTACGGGTGATGGATGTAGTAACCAGAGTACTCAAAATTTTGTAGCCAGGGTAGTGATAGCCGGAACAGTTGACCCAAGACACGGCGATGAAGACCTGAACTGGAACGGGTATAGAGACGGATACCAGGTCTATGATAAGAACAATCTAGCTCCAGCGTTAAAGGTCTGTCAAAAAGCATTAAAAATCAACACACTACGTATCCGCAAACTTACACCTACCGAATGCTGTAGGCTTCAGGGTTACCCTGATAACCATCTAGATAGTGGCATTGATCAAAAAGGTGAAGTAGTTAAAATTTCGGATAATCAAAAATATAAAATGGCAGGTAATGGCGTATCCAGCCCCGTATCTGCCCACATACTAAAAACCATGTTCCCTTCTAATGAGGAAATAAGAGTTATGTCTCTTTTCTCTGGGTGCGGCGGGACTGAGCTAGGCTTTACAGATAGATTCAAGGTAGTTGGGCACTGTGAATTTGATAAACATGCCAGTAGTGTGTTAAAATACCACTATCCAAACATTCCCAATTTTCACGATGCAACCAAGTTAGTAGAAAGGGATGATGTACCACAGTTTGATCTTTTAACGTTCGGATTTCCCTGTCAGGCCTTTTCAATTTCCGGTCTACGTAAGGGGTTTGGGGATGAGAAGAAGGGCAAGCTTATCTTCAATGTCTTTGATATTATTGAAAAACATAAGCCAAAATACATTTTAGCTGAAAACGTTAAAGGACTGCTAAACCATAATAAGGGTGAAACCTTCATTGAAATATTGAAGGGTTTGAGTAGCTTGGGATATGATGTAGATTTTGAAGTGGTAAATAGTAAAAACTTCGGACTAGCTCAAAACAGGGAGAGGGTATTCATCTTTGGAAAGCTTAAGTGAAGCTGAGCCCAGTATCTAAAAACCGTGGTATTATTAGGTAAAGACTACTTGTGAGACTGTAGTAAATGAATGACTTCGTATTGCCTATATTGACATCGCTATTTTGTGGAACTCTGATAGGGGTGGAGCGTGAGTATAAGCAAAAAGACGCAGGATTAAAGACTTCTGCACTAATCTGTGTTGGAGCTGCTCTTTTTACGCTGATGGGAGTTCAGGTTTTTGACGCAGGAAGGGTTATTTCTCAAATAGTAAGTGGTGTTGGGTTTGTTGGCGGTGGAGCTATTATACTTGACAGAAATAAAGTCAAGGGCCTTAATTCAGCGGCAATAATCTGGATATGCGCTGCTATAGGCTGTCTATGTGCTCTTAATATGTATTTTGAAGCTGTTTTTACTAGCGTTATGATTATAATTATTGAGGTATTGGAAAATGGATTCAAAAGAGTTATTGAAAAATTTAGAAAATGAATTGCTTCCACATCACACCGAGTTTGAAGCAAAATACAAAGTAACTGGTGATAGTCAGTACAGGTTTAAGGCTATCGTAAGCGAATTAGACTATAAAACATTTACCTACTGTGAAGGGCCGGATATCTATTTCACTAAGCCAGACGGATCTTTCCTACGCTTTAGAAAGGCTACAACTGAAAAGCGTGCAGAAGTGACTATGAAAGAGAAACCCATAGGTGCTAAGTCTAACATTAAACGTAAAGAAGTCAACTGGAGAGTAGATGGAACTCCCGCTGAAACTATTTTCGCAGGTGCGGAGATGATGGGGTATCAGCGCAACTTCTCGATCTGGAAGGCCTGCCATATCTATAAGATGAAGGACGACACTACCTTGGTATTCTACACAGTTAGGGGTGAAGATAACTCTGTACAGCATTTTATTGAGATTGAGGTTGACGAGAAAACCATTAGTAAGTTAACATTAAAGGAAGCAATGAATGTAATTCGTAAATACGAAGACATACTACAGCCTATGGGGATTACTTATAGAAATCGTTTAAAATCAAGCCTTTATGAGATGTACGTACAGCCTTTTAAGAATAGTGTTGAAGTAGAAACGGTTATACAAAGCGCATGATGATTAGATGGATTGTCCTAGTCTGGTGGGGCATTGCAATAAGATACTGAGAAGGGAGGATAGATGAACACTTTTGTTATTGGTTTGGTGGGTGTAAAAACTTCTGGAAAGTCTACAGTTTCACATATGATTCACGAGTTTGAGCCTGAGGCTACAGAAACAGCCCTTGCAAATAAGCTTAAAAATACATGCTGCTTAGTCTTTGGTCTAGAGCGCAATCAGTTTGACAAGCAAGAGCTTAAGGAAATTCCGTTTGAAATCCCTAAGATTCTTACTAACGAGGATATTCAGTGTGTTCTAGAGGAGTTTCATATCTATATGACAAAAGTAGAAATTGACTCTAAATATGACTTTATTGGTATGAGTCTAAACTCACCTCGCCATATCGCTCAGATTGTAGGCACAGAAGTTCTAAGGGTGGGTGGTGATCAAGACATCCACTGCAGGCAAATAAAGATTAAAAAGCATGGGGTCACCATTGTCTCTGACTGTAGGTTCCCTAATGAGTTTGATTATTTTTATAAAATGCCTGATATTAAATTCATTCCTATTTATATCCAACGCGATGAAGCTGAAAAGGTAATTACAGAAAACTCCCATCCGTCTGAGCGATGTGTTTTTGAGTTTAGAGACAGGTGCTTTAAGGTAGATAACAATGGAACTTTGAGTGAAACAGAAAGACAGGTTAAAGCAATTTTAGACAGGGAGATAGTATGAAGCTAAAGGTAAAAAAAATGTCAGATACGGCTATCTTGCCTACCGCAGGTTCCAAAGAGGCAGCGGGATTAGACCTATATGCAGACAAGGTGGAGGAGTTTTCAGATCACTTTAAGGTCTACACCGGCATTTCAGTACAGCCTGACGCTGGTCATTTCAGCTTTTTGCTTGCAAGATCTTCCCTGCACAAGAAAGGGCTAATGTTGTTCAATTCAGTAGGTTTGATTGATCGTGACTATTCAGGAGAGGTGATTGGGCTTCTTTATAAGACTAATAGCTATAAAGAAGAAAACAAACCCGCTATCGGTGAACGTTTATTTCAATTGGTAGTACAAAAACAGCCAGAAGTCACAATTGAAGTTGTAAACAGCCTAGATGACACTGACCGTGGTGGTGGCGGTTTCGGCTCCTCGGGCCTCAAAGAGCAGGCAAGCCCTATCCTGAATAAAGACGCTAAAGAGATAGCCGGATGGCCTAGCTGGAACATAGACAGCTTCCTGTCAGGCTCATAAGGGCAATCTTTGAGGTATAAGGACTTACAATGCCATTGACTCAATCAGATAGAATAGCCATTTCTAGGAAAATCATCGATATTCCCGTTGAAAACACATCTGCTTCTATGATTAAGGACCAGATTGAATTAGAGAGGGCTAAGGCTATAGTCAAAGATAATGCCAACAAGTCAATAGCCGACGACATTACTCCTATTATTAATGCGTATCAATCAGAACGTTCCTTTCTAACAGGTGAGGTGTATACTACACTGCTTGAACAGGATTTTATTGATTCAGCAAGAAAAATCCTCAACAATTTCTTCTTTCCGAACAACTTTCAGGTAGTTCTGCCGAGTATCGCTGACGGGGTTTGGAAGTTTTTCCCTTCCTTCAGTGGCTCTAAAGCAAAGGGTTTAACCTACATAGAGGCAACCACCTCTACAGCAAAAGAAGATGACCATTTAACTCCAATTTTTAATGATTTTGCGACAGTTGATGGGTATCCTGTTCCTGAAAGATCTACTGGACAGAAGACTACGGTTGACGGGGTTTATACGCCATATGCCCCAATACAGACACTGGCACCTTTGTTTATTACAAAAATAAACGATTTAAGGGCATTCTTAATACTAGAACAGGCTCAGATATTGGCCTCAGACCCAGATATTGCTAGACAGTCTCAAAACAATATTGCCATTGCGGATATTGCCAACACAATAGCTATTTTAGATGCCTGGATAGCTTATCCGACATTTGACACCACTACGGTATTGCCAGCAACAGTGGCAGCCTATAACGCCTTAATTGCTTCAGATTTCACTTCTTCTAAGTTTAGAAGTAATGAGTTTAACGTTCTTAAAACTGAAATCATTGCAAGACAAGCCTATATCATTACCAGAGCATCTCAGTTGAGCCCCAATCTAGGAACTATTGGTCAAAACCTTACAACAGGTGTTATTAACAACACAGGTAGTGGGCTTTATGATAGGAGATTTAAAGCTATTGATTTACGATTGAATCTTTTGACTGGAACGCTTAACAATGTAGTCAGCCTAGAACTTGGAAAAACAGTTCAAGATGAGCTAATAGCATCTAACGATAACGCTCTAGAGGTGTATGGGTTAGTATTAAAATCTTCAAAATTTAGGGCTCCTGCTTTGAATTCCACCACAATCCATGTAACAGATGGCTCTTTATTTAGCGTATCGGACAATATCTATGTTGTTGCTGAAAGACAGGAAGAAATAGCAGGAAGTATTGTGGCTATTGCTGGTAATTCTATTACTTTAAATGTAAAGATACCGGCTAAATATACAAATGAAAACCACGCTAGGATTTACAAAACTCTCTAGTCTTCGTAGTAGTAATCACACTTTTCAGTTCCATTCCTTGCCATCTCACTTGAGATATCAGAGATAAAGTCTTGAATAGTGGCAATTTTTTGTTTGTAGATATGGATTATGTCGGGATTATTTATATCTACGTCAGTTCCTAGCTCTTTAAGCTTTCCCATATACTCGTTTTTAAGATGCAAAAGAATACGTCTTTCAACTTCATCTGTGGAGATTTCAAAATAATGAGTAACAGACTCTAGGCTGGTCATTATTACATCAACGTGAGTTTTAAAGTCAATTATTGACACTTGTTTCTCTTTCAAATAGCTCTTCTATGTAATGAGATAGATGTCTGTCAAGACACTGTTCGTCTATAGAATACGGGTGCATTAAAGATGCAGGACAGCCGTCCTCTAGAGAGGGGGTTGTTTTGCAAAAACCAAAATAAAAACATGTTCTTTCCAGCCATCCACCAATGGATTCGTAACCAGTACCACTAGTGTGTCCTCTTTTAAGAACAGCGTGGCCTATTTCGTGAGCTATTAACTCAAACCTTTTTGTTTGAGAAGGGGTGTTAATCCACCAGTCAATGTTGATATCAATTTCGTAAGATGTGAGCTTATACAGACCTATGGCGTTGTCATTCGAATCAAACTTTTTAAAACCCATTGTAAGACCTTGAAGATGTATAGGTCTTATCCTACCCTTAGACATCATTACGATTTCCTCTACATATGGTCTTAATTCAGGGTGAATGTCTGGGTGTTGTTTGTCAATGCTAAGTACAACACATGCAGAATGGAAAAACGTGATAAGGATTAAAATAACTGTTCTCATTGCCTGTTGTACTGGTTTTGTACGATTTTTAGTCGTGACTTCTTTTCTTTAGCTAGGATGGCTTTTTTTGTGTTATAAATTACACTAATGATAGTGCCAAGGACTATAATGGAGCCGAATAGAAAGTTGAAATTCATACAGCCTTTTATATGGTTTATCTAAAGATTGCTTTAAATCTCAATCTTTACCTATAATACCACTTCTTTTCCCTTCTTTTAAACCCCGAGAATTCAACCACATGGCATCCAATAGCCTGATAAAAAACGGACAGAATTTCGTATCCAAACAATTAGGGTTGGGTAGTGATAAAGTCAGTAATTCCACCGGAATACAGCCTTCTGCTTGGAAATTAAACGAACCAGAAGAGGCCTTTTTTAAGCCGTTAGATATTGATCCTTCTAGGTGGGACAAGCTATACCCATACCGACTATTGGTTATAGACATCACTAAACCTAATAAAATACTAGGAGGAGGCTCTTCTCGCGGTACTTTAACTCAAGGAAAAACCTCCAGACCACAGGAAAACGGTGGTTTTGAGTATGTTTTAACCCAAGAAATCCGAAATGGATCTTGGGAGCTTAACCTACCAATAACCCCTCAAATGCTTAGAATTGCTGATGAATTTGCAATCAACACCAGCGCTACAATGAGGGGTATTGTAGAAGAACACGGCGGTGTAAGGTTTAAGACCATTACAGCTCAGGGTACCACGGGTATATGGCCCCAAAAGCCCTCTATAGGCGGTATTCCCAGGTCGCCCTCTTCTTTGGGCAGTATATTCGCAGGAAGCCTTAGTCAGTTTAACAATATTCTAGGTGATTCTAAGAGAATTGCTAGGGCATTTTCTGGATCGTATCCAGCTACCACTACAGATGCGGTTGAGCCATTTAATGATGGGTCTACAGTGTTTTCAACAGGTTACTACCAGGCACTCCTTCTTGGTCAGTTCCTTGAAAGGTATGTTGTCGCAAAAAGAAACCCAAAAAACAAGAATTGGCGTTTAGTTTTCGATATTCCTAAGCAAAATCAAGCATTTATCGTTACTCCACAGGGTTTTTCTCTTGAGCAAAACAAAGAGAAACCCATGGAAATGCTGTGGAATCTACAGCTTAAGGCTTGGAAAAGAATTAAACTAGAGGCACCTGCCGCCGGGTCACAGCTACTACCCGAGCTAGATGCTAACGTATTTCAACGAGTTATGGGCACTGTTAAAGAAAGTCGCAGGCTTGTTGGGAATAGTATTAATCTGATTAAAGCCGTTAGAACAGATTTTCAAGCTCCTTTGAACGTTCTAAGGCAAACAGCTTTGTTGATAAAGGATGTGTCGGGAGCGGTAATAAGTGTTGCCGACCTACCTAGACAGATTATCAGTGACTATAGGTCTTCAATAAGGGACTCTCTAAACATCATTGGAAGTTCGTTTCAAAGAGGCCCTGGAGGCAGTTCTGGAAGCTCTTCAGGCAGTTTATTTACAGCAGGAGCCATTCGGGCAGATAGCCAGGAAATCAAGGCTGGACTAGCTTACAATCAGATAAGGTTTGAAAGTCTATATAGTGAAGGTCTAAGTAACGATGCTGTTTCTGGCGGCGCATTGGGGCTAGGGGCGTCTCAGTCTCAAAGAACTAGTGCTACTAATGAGTTTTTTGAAAATCCAGAGACTTATTTTGATTTATTTGATGCCGTAGACATTGATAGTTTGTCTATTTCTCCAGAGCAGCGGCAATCTATTGATGACGAAATAGACAGTACTAGGTTGATTACTAGTAATGACTTAAGAAATTTTAGACAGGAAATATTGACACTTGCCCTTGATTTGTCAAACGTATTTGGAGCAGGAAGCCAAGTGTATTCGGACGTTTACGGTCGTCCAGACCCAAGAGCAAGAACATTGCCGATGTCTATTGAAGAAAACGAACTATTAGCATCATTGTTTGACACGATTCAAATGTATGACCTACTAACTTCCACAAAAGCCTTCGATGATTTGTCTATACAAGACCCGATGGAATACGTTGGCGGATTGGCTGGCGAAGCTGGTATTGATTTTGATCAATCAGAGTCAAAACTACTAGTTCCCATTCCATTTGGATTAACAATTGAAGCCATTGCGGCTAGATATTTAGGAAACCCTGACAAGTGGGTAGAAATAGCTACCTTAAACAAGCTAACTTCTCCCTACATAGATGAAGTCGGATTTATATATAGCTTGCTATCCAATGGAGACGGTAGGCAGATAAATGTAGATGACACCGAACGTAGGTTTTATATAGGTCAGAAAATAACCCTAAAAAGTGACACTGTGCCTGCTTTTACTAGAAAAATCATCAATATCGAGAAGATAGGTGAAGGCAATTTTTTAATTAGTTTTGATGGGTTGGATAACCTTTCCCTTCTAACTACCGCTGGCAATGCAAAGATTCAGGGGTATTTACCGGGAACTGTAAATAGTCAGAATCAAATTTATATCCCAGTAGATGCCCCGTCCGACCCAGATGACAGAATAAGAACACCTAGTCATTTAGACGAAGACAATCTAAGCAAAGTATCCAAGGTCGATTTCTTGCTAGACGACAATGGCGATTTGGCTATAAATGATATTGGAGAGTTTCAACTAGCTAACGGTCTTACAAACCTAATTCAAGCCCTTAAGCTTAAAATTAGGACAAAAAAGGGCACCCTACTAAGACACCTTGAGTTTGGACTAGGGTTGTCTGTGGGTATTTCACTAGCAGACATAGAAAGCGGCGAAATAATCAGTGCTTTGAATAAAATGGTTCAAGACGATCCCAGATTTGATGCTATTGACAGTATCAGTATCAGGTTAAACGGCCCCACTTTATTTATTGATATGTCTGTAAAGATTGCTGGTGGAAGTGGAATAGTCCCTATAACGTTCGAAGTATAATCTGTGGTATTATAAAAGATAAGGATTTTTATGGCCAGTGTACCCTTACCCAAAAGTTACGAGCAGATACTCTCAGACATGTTAGCCTCCTACATGGCTTCCAGAGGTATTTCAGACCTAAATACAGGTTCTGCTGTAACTTCGTTTTTTGAAGCAATGGCTCAGGCAGTATATAGGGCTTCAGCCGACAACTTTTCTATCTTGAGGGATTTCAACGTAGACAGGGCTTCTGGTGAAAAACTAAAAAGAATAGCCCGCGAAGAATTCGTAAAAGTAGACGGAGACAGGGTAGCCACAGGAACTGTTACTATTAGGGACACATCTTTTGATAAGATTTCTACTAAAATCTATGCAGGCGGCAATCCTCCCAATATTGGCTCTAACGTTATTAAGGTTTCCGAAGCTTCCTTGTTTAGTGCCACCGGATCAATCTATATCGGCCGAGGTACCCCAAACGTCGAGGGACCGCTAGCTTACAGCTCTATAACAACTGTTGGTGGATATTACGAGATTAACCTAACATCTATTACCTCTAAATTTCACAATATTTCAGAGTCTGTTATTTTAGCTCAAGGCGGAGTCCGTACTGTTGCGGCTGGTCAAGTGGTGGTATCACCTACTTCAGGCGTTTCTGGAGATGTTAATTTCACACTTACTCAACAAGCCGTTATTCTAGACGGAGAAAATTCAATCACCAGTGTTCCTGTTGCCGCCCAAGATCCTGGTTCGGATGGAAACGTACCTAGAAATGGAATTAAGAAGTTTTCCTCTAACCCGTTTTCGGGAGCTAGTGTAACCAACGATAGTCCCTTTACTACTGGAAAAAATGCAGACACCGATCCTGAAATTAGGACTAGAATTAAGCTAGCCAGAATTTCTAGAGGGTTGGGGACTGCTATTGCTGTAAAATCAGCAGTGTTGGGAGCAAAGGCTCCAGATGAAAACGCCGTAATTAAGTCTAATGAGATTTTCTCAGACGGCGTTACCACTACAATGTTTATTGATGATGGTGAAGGTTACGAAGAAAAAACAGATGGTGTGGGTCTTGAGTTTATCATCGACTCCGCTCTAGGTGGCGAAAAGTATTTTCAACTAGCCACCGGCGGAAGACAAACTTCTGTAGCTAAGGCTTTTCTAGTATCCAACGCTACCGCACCGTTTCAGATTACTGGCGGAGATAGGTTGGCCATTCTTGTTGGTGGGGAAATATCCCAACATACGTTTGAAAATGAAGACTTTAGATCTCCAGGAAATGCTACTGCCGATGAGGTTATATCTTCTATCAATGCAAACCCAACGTCTAGCTATTCAGCTAGTACTATAGAGAATAGAACTAGAGTGGTTATTTTTTCTAGAGAAGAAGAGAGTGAGTTTCTAGAGAAAACAGTCCCTACTTTTGGAAACGATGCCGGTGAACTACTAGGGTTGCCGGTTGGAGAAATCCAGACATTGCGGCTATATAAGAACAAAAAAGCCCTAAACAGAAACGGCCGTCCAGCTAAGATCACTACAGAAAACCAGTCTAATTGGTCTAACGCCATTACAACTGGTGACACTATTCTATTGTCTGTAGATGGTACTCAAGAAATCACCTATACCTTTACAAATTCTGATTTCCTTGAAGAGGGTAGCTATACCTCTGTATCTAAAAACAACAGTCTTGAGTCTTGGGTTAATGTTTTCAATACAAAAATAACAGGTGTTACGGCATCCATTAACGGCAATCAAATCTTTATTTCTTCAAATTTAGGATCAAGCTCTAGGGCAAGTCTTTCTATTAACCCCACTTCAACACTAGTAGTCAAGGGTTTATTTACCGCCCTAATCGGTCTTGAAGCAAGTGGTCTTGAGGCTGACTTCATTCTGTCTAGAAACACTGCTCAGTTTAAACTAATAGAGCCGCTTGAGGCTGGAGATAGCTTAACTGCCGGAACTGAATTTACAAAAGGCAGCATCGTAAGTAGCCCCTTTGTTAGTAATACAGTAACACTGATCAACGACGCATACCTATGGTTTTTGATTGACAATAAAGACGCTTCTTATATAAACACTGGTGTGATTTCCGACACTACAATTTCTGTAACCAAGCCAGCAGTCAATGTCATTAGATATACATCAAACGATGCCACTGCTTTTGATAACGTTGAAGTAGGAGACTGGGTAATTCTATGGTCTACAGACTTGTCTACGGCAAACAGGCTTGAGGCTAAAGTATACGCCAATGCAGCTAATTATATTGAACTTAAGGTAACTCCTTCAGAATACGGCTCTGCAGTAATCGAGGGTCCAATTGTTTGGGGCGAAGGTATTGCAGTAGTTAGAACTAAAAAAGCTATTCAGAAAGTAAAAATAGCTTCAGGTTCTTATAACATAAACAGCATTGCCGCTTCATTGTCCGAGAATATCATTGGGGCTACTTCTGTTGCTGAAAATGATGAATTCATCTCTGTCACAACACAGACAGAGGGGTTAGATGGCGAAGTTTTCGTAATAACCTTTGACGAGTCCGGTAAATTGATTAACTTCGAAGAAAACACTCGTCAATCCAGCCAAGTTTCCTTGTTTGCATTCCAAGTTAGTGAAGCGTCTGATAACGAGTTTCCGTTGTTTATTCACGAAAAGATTACAGACGATAGCTTTTCAGACCCACCAAACTCTACTGTTTCGGACTTTGATTCTGCCGCCGACATATCCTCACTTGGAATAAATCCAAACGCACAGGTTACTATGGAAGAGCCGTTTGGGTTAATACCAGACAACATCTCTTCTGGAGAGTCTGTTCAGATTGACGCAATTACGGCAAACAATATTGAAATTGATTCCAGTCAATTAATCCGCAGATTGAGGGTAGCTGATAGATTCCATGTTGCGGATACCTATCAGTTTGGGGCAAACGATGGTTTAACTGTTATTTTAGACTCAAATTCTTCTGACAAGACGTTTTCTATTCCTCTATATAGAAGAGCCATAACCAACAACACTACTGGGATAAACTCTAACAATTTTAGAGCGTATGACACCGCTTCAGGAGCTACTACTCAATTTGAAGAGTTTTTTGGTGCAGAATTTGCATTCAAAAACTACCGCGCATTGATGCAGGCTAGAAATGTACTGCACCCCACAAACCCAATGGCAAACCAAGACGCAGTTATATTTAGGTCTGTAGATTGGGGATACGACGGAGAGAGATATAACGTAGGGTATATCTATCCAACATCTGACAATCAGCCCATGACACATGTCGTTTCTGTGGGTACTAGCGTTAACATTCGTATAGCACTAAAATCCGGCAACGCTGTTCTTAATGCTATTGATGGAACTACCGAGTGGGATGTTACAGTTACAAACATGGGCGCATATGATGCCGTAACATATACATGGAATGCAACTGGAACTAACCCTAGCATTGATTCAGCACTTTCTTCTGGTGGTTATGCAACCGTTATCCCAGAAGGTGAATTTGCCCTGGAAAATACAGGTACATTTAGAGTTTCCAGCTCTACTTCCAGTTCTTTTACCACTATCAGAGAGGTTGGGGCTGCTACTGCAGAGTCTAACAAGGCTACCCTAACTAATAACACTATTAGGCTATATCTAGCCGACAATACAACTGCCGCTGAAGTAGTGGCCTATTGTTCTAGTAATTTGGCTGATTACTTAACTTCAGTATTGGTAGATGACAGTGGCACAACTGGAGCTGGTGTTATTTCTAAATCCACAGAAGAAGATTCTGACTTTGCATATGTCGGTATTAACCTTCTAGACGGCATTAATTGGATTGAAATATCAGACCTAGACGCTGCCGCTCCTACTTATCAGTTTAGGTTTAAGAAGGCGTTGTCTATTCCTTCGTTCAATACTTCTACAGCTAATGCATACGCCTTCAATACTGGTGAAGAAGTCAGGCTAATCCCAACAACTGCAAAACAACTCTCTGAATTCCTAAATGTCCTAGCAGTTACGGGATTTACCACGCTCGGAGATATTAACACTTCTTCTAGAGACAGAAAGATACAGCTAAGAACTAATATCCTAGGATCTAACGGAGCCGTCCAGATTGCTGGTGGCAGAGGGAATAGCTCTCAGGCACCACTACTGCAGTCAGCCTCTAAGGTTGAAGACTCTGACATGATGAAGGCAATTATATTGCGTTCTGCCTCTGAAGGGCTATATTCAAACCAGTGGGTTAAACTAGAAGCATTAAGGGCTCAGAAGAAAGACACTGGGATGGGGTTTGCAACCGTTGTAGATATTACAGCAAACGCACCTACAGCCGGTCAGTCTACAATTGAACTTTCTAGCCGAACCTCTGCCGACCTTTACTTTGGAGAGCCTAGAAATTTCTTTAGGGACAGAAACAGAACATTCCAGGTAGAAAAGCACGGTAAACTAGTCTGTATCTCATGGACAGAAGTCGGATCAAGTCCCGTTTTTTCTAAAACTGTAGAGATTAATGATGCATCTTCTACTGTTGCTGTTAACTATAACGAAGCCACTGGGTATACGGAATACACGGTTTCTTCTGGAGTCGTAAACTTTTTAGAGTCTCAGAGAAGTGATGTTGCTGTTATTACTAACTTCACAAATGCTGAAAACAACGGAACATTCCCAGTAGTAGGTGTTTCGGACGATGGAAGTGTACTTGTTGTTGATAATCCAGACGGCATCGATGCCGTCGGTCAAGTCGTAGCGGCTGGATCTTTTGTTATCTCAGCTAAAATTAGAGAGGGAGATAGCGTAGTTATAGACGATTCTTTTGCTACTCTAAACAGGGGTACCTTTAGGGTTATTAGACCATATAGCAATAGTTTTTATATTGAAAATATCAATGCCGTAGAAGAAGTTGTCACTGTTGCAAGTAACCTGCGTTCATTGGGTTTCAGTGGAACAACAGAGTTTGATGTTGTAGTGTCCAGCGGCGTTATGCGTGTTGAGTGGAACTCTGTAGGTACACAGCCAACCCTTAGCCTTGCTAAGTTTGGAGACGTGGCTACTTTTGGTACCGACTTTGACGCCGACAATCAGGGTAATTTCATGGTTTTGAAATCAGGGGTTAACTACATTGAGGTTGCCAACTCAAAGGCCGTAGTAGAAACCAACCTAACCATAACAGACGTATTTGAAGCCCACAACCCTTCTGTTGTTTTTTCTGATTACGACGCAACCGTTGTCGGAGATAGATTCATCAATTCAGGCGATGTATTTGATGGGGATAACGTTGGAGATTATTCAGTAGTAGCAGTTTTAGATAGAAACACTATTGTAGTCGGATCTATTTTGGCTTCTAAAACAGCCGTTCAACTAGCTGATAAATTTATTCAAGTATATATTGAAGAGTTTCTCAAGTATGTTGGGTATAAACAAATCTACAGTAAGGCTGTTGATCCTGGAAATTCAAGCAGGACAGATCTTATATTCACCACAAACGATCAGTATTTGAAGTCAAACAGAGACGCAGGTGAAGTGTCTGTTTATGCCATAGGAAAGTTGAATTTCTCTACTAGCGTTAAACTAGGGTTAGATTCCTATAAATTCAACACTGGATTAATCGCAGAGGCAAACAGGATTACCTACGGAGATCCTAGAGATAATGCAAGCTATCCAGGAACATCGGCCGCCGGTGCTGAAATCTTTATTAAGTCTTCTCTAAAGAGACGGATAAGGGTTGGAGTTGGAGTTAGGGTAAATACAGGAATACCCTTCAGTAAAATCGCAGAACAGGTTAGGAATAACGTCTCTTCTTTGATTAACTCTTCTGGAGTTGGTGTTAGTATTGCCATTTCAGACATTGTGTCTGTTGTAAACAGCATTCCCGGTGTAAAAGCGGTTAGTATTACCTCTCCATCTTACAACATTACAAACGATGTAATAGCTGTAAATCCTTCAGAAAAAGCGTTTATTATAGACCCTATTAACGACATTCAAATCTCGAAAGTTGGATAGAATGAGTATTGAAGACGAACAAAAGCGATTAAGAAGCTATCTAAACCCTAGCATTAGAGGCCCAGGAACTGACGCAGTTCTAAACGCTCTATCTACGGGTGCTTCCTACCTCATTAACAATGTAGAGCAAATCAATGACATGCTTTATGTAGTTACCGCTGAAGGGCAGTATCTAGACCAACTGTTAGCTGGAAGAAACATTACAAGGCCAGACAACGTAGGTCTGGCAGATGAAGCGTTTAGGGAAATTGGGATAGCCATTTCTACTAGGAAACAGGTTAGGGACTTGGTTCATGAAATTTTACGTATCGTATATGGAGAAGATTTTGTAAGGGCTTCAATACAGGCTGAAGAGCTAGAAACGTATGCATTAGAAAATGGTGATAACTTAATCGTTAGCTTTGATGACCAACCACCCGTAACAATAGTCTTTAAAGCCTCTCAGTTTTCTAACATAAATTCAGCTACAGCCCAAGAAGTGTCAGACGCTATTACTAAAGAAACTAGAAGACTAGGAAGAAAGGGCTCTGCAATAGCCAAAGACGACGGTATTGGTGGGTATCCCGTCTTAATATCTGAAACTAACGGACCCAGCTCTTCAGTAAGAGTGTTGGGAGGTAAGGCTCAAAATAAATTAAGGTTTGCCGAGATAAGGCAAACTACCGGACTAGCCGCGACTCAGTGGACTATCAGTATTGAAAACGGCGGTATCATTAGAGCCACATGGTCTGGCGGACCAGACCCCTCTGTAGGTAAGGTCAATAAAGATGACTACGTAAATATATATGGAACTGCTTTTAGCGCAGTAAACAGAGGCACTTTTACAATAACAAACTCTCATGGCGGAGTCTCAGGAGAAGCCTATGTTGAGTGGGAAAACCCAACAGGTGTTTCTGAAACAACAGCTCAGGGAAATGATGAGGGTATTTTATTTTTTAGCCCAGAAAGAAAGACTCTTGTTTCTAAAAACACTTTTGCAGCGGCTTTTCAAACAGAAAACAGACTTTTAGAGGTATTCATGCCAGCTACCACCAAGGTAGTTAGGAGAAACAGAATAGGATCTACACACTTTGTAACGTCTGGCTCTGGACTACCGGACGAACTAGGCCCGTATATTTACGATATCACCAAGGCTTACGTTATTGGTGGAGAAGAGTGCGAAACAACTCAATTAGTAGATGGAAATGCAGAATTATTGATTACAGTAAACAATGCCTCTGATATTCCAGACAAGCAGGGACACTTGGTGTTTGGGTTTGGGACTAGCAGAGAAGAAGGGCCCGTTCCATACACCGCACGTCCTTCTAGCACTCAGTTGTTGCTAAACCCTTCTTATGTGTTTGAGAATTCACACCCATCTGGGACAAACATTTCTTTGATTTCTCAAAACTTCCCATTTGATCCAGCTACGGATGGGACTTCATATCAGTCGTATATTACAGACGTAGTGGCAGGACGTTTGTACGCTGAAGAGCTTATTCGATTAGTAGCTGCTACAGGTATTCAGCTAGTGTTTTATATTCTTTATCCCGGAGACACAGGACTTGGTCATTGGGGAACTGTTAACTCTGAAATCACAAAGATATTCGGACCAGACCCAGTATAGGGAACAGTATGATTTTTTACAAAAATACAGGTGGTGGGTTATCAGTCAATCAATAGTACTAAAAGGGGCCGAGTGCAGTTTGTATATCGGCGGTAAGCTTTACCCAGAGGCTCAAAGCATTTCTTACACGGTTGATTACGGTCAAGATTTCATATATGGAATTGACTCTTTTTTTCCACAAGAAATCGCTATCACTAAAGTGTCAGTTCAGGGCTCTGTTTCTGGTATTTTTGTAAAGCTATCTGGCGGACTTCAAGGCCACGATGCGCTGACAAAGATTAATCAAAAGCTTTTTGCTCCGTATGTTTCATTTGAAATAAGAGAGCGCCAGTCTGACACTAAGATTATATTTATCCCACAGTGTGTTGTTAGCGCAGAAACAATGAGTATCCAAGCAAAGGGAACCGTTAAACTTTCTTTTACGTTTAAGGGGATTATTCCCTATTCTCCGGTTGACATGAGCTAGTATTGTCGTTTTTTGTTGGGTTTTCATCCCCATAAACGTCATTCTCTGGCAACGCATCACGTTCTGTCCATTCGTCTTTGTAAGTGCTTGATTTTACGTTTTCTTTCATAAATAACTCCTATTTTACAAACTAATCACTTGCTTAAGAAACTTAATGTTAAGAGCTTCTTGATTTTGTTGAGCAGCGTCATCATCTTTACCGGCATCCTTGGCAGATTCGGTGGCATAGGTGGCAGCTTCGATGGCATAATGGGCGGTATAGGCTGCAGCATAGTCAGCTTCGGTGGCATAGGTAGCATAGGCATAGTTGGCGGCATAGACGGCAAAATAGACGGCAAGGGCAGCGCTGGCGGAATCACTGGAAACACAGGCAGCACTGGAAACAAAGCGGGCACTATTGGTAGCGCTTATATGTCTACTAACCTCTAATAGTTGAGCATATGTCAAGATATTGAAATTATTAACGGTTTTAAGAAAATTGATGCAATCACTAAGGCGTTTGTCATCCGGGTATTTTGCTTCAAAAACAGGTACTACACTTTCAGCGCATAGCGTTGCCCATTTAACCAGTTGATTCCTGATTAATACCTTCCTTGCAATCCAAATTTTATCGTCGTAGTCAAGATCAGGTAAGCCCATGAATTCACTAAGGCTTCCATCAAAATTAGCGTGATGTTTTAGAAAAACCTTATACCTGTCAGCACAGGGTTTAAGGCTTTTCAAGAATTCTTTGTTAATTTGCATAAACTGTCTCCTGTTAGTGGTATTATAACCTATACAGAAAAAATAGTCAAACAATAGATAAACATATAAAAACGCAATCTTTACCATATCGTTCATTGTAATCTTTAAATAACTTCTAATACAAAAAACCAACAATATCAAAGACTTATAGCATGATTCGTTCCAGAGTAAATTTTTTAGGACAAATGAGGTTGGACGTTCCCCACATGAGGGCTATTGAGTCTGGAGGTTCTAACGATTTCGATGAGTTACTCTCCTCACTCATTACTAACGAAAATAAATCTTATGTAATTCGCGGTTTTGAGCTAGAAATGGCAGGCTCTATTGGGGCGTCTGCTTCCAATCTACAGATGATTGTGTCTGGTTCTGCCATGTTGCATGGACAATCCAATACTTCCGGTACATTCTTTCAAGTAAGAGAGGGAACTGCGAATGAAACCCTATCGTCCACCACTAATTCTAAAATTGTAGGTGCGTTTACGCCCAGTGCTCTAAACTATGTGGGGCTTGAGTTTATTCGTCAAGTTGACGACTCTACTGCTATTCAAACCTACTTGTGGAATCCTACCGTAGGCGCTGAAATAGTAAAAACCCTTCCCTTCCTTGAGACTCTTGATTTTCAAATCATAATCTCCTCTACCTTGTTCGCATCTAACGTTATCCCTATCTCTATAGTAGAAACTGACACTGCAAACAACGTACTATCTGTCCAAGATCGTCGCCCTATGCTATTCAGATTGGGAACTGCAGGTGTAAGCACTCCAGACCCCTTTTATGATTATCCATGGACTAACGATTCAGAGGGCAGAGTAGAAAACTACTGGCAAAGTTCGTCTTCCTTGAATTCTCCCTTTAGAGGTGGAGATAAGCAGATTCTTTCTTTCAAAGAAAACGACGACGCTCTTAAGACAGAAATAAAACTACTCAAGGGTACTAATTATTGGTATTCTCCTGCTATTGGTGGCTCTATTTCGGGGCTTCGTTACGATGTAGCCAATACTCTCATGACAGGTGAAGGAACTATCACCCATAGCTCATCCGTCGCTGGCCAGATGAATTGGGATGAGAATATTTTCCTTACGGTTATTTCCTCTCGTCTTAAGTATAAGCTAGAGGCATATGCCGCCGGTACTAATCTAACACTAGCAGACGGCCAAGCTGCCTATATTAATATTATTCGTAATCAAGACATAACTCCACAGCTTATTTTCACAAACGGCTCTGGAGTAGTAACATCTGTAGGCTCAGTCTCCTGGACCACCCTACTAGAGGCAGATGATTTTATTAAGGTTGGCTCTGATGAAGATACGGAATACTATCAGATTTTAAGTATTGACTCTACAAGTCAAGTTACCCTTAAGACAGTATTCACTGGAACATCTACCGGTATCAACGGTATTGACGCTAAATACGCATACGGCAATTATCGCACAAACGCAGCTCCATCAACTGACCGACACATCAAGATTGCAGCAAGACAAGATGTTCCATTTGATGCAAATACTTACTGGCTAATGTTCAGAGACGACAATGGCGGTATCCCAAGGGTATATGTACGTTTCCTAGGTGCAGAGCTAGAACAGGGCGAGAGTCTTCATATTTCAGACGGAGTACCTCTAGCGGTACTTCAATACACTGGAAGTTCAGGAGACGGCGACAGTACTCCAGATTACACAAACGCTACTGTTGTTCCTGAAGTTAATCACTACCTAACTGACGGTGATAACCTAACTAAAGGGATTAAATCTCTAGACAAGTCTCTTTACAGCGTTGCCACTGCTGCCGCTGCTTCTTTGTCTCAATTGCGCATCACTCCTCATGAAACCCTAAGCGACTCCGTTCGTATTAGCGGTGCAGACGCGATTCTTGCTAGCGGCATCACACTTACCCAGTCAATGAAGAACTTGGTACTCTCCTTTGAGGGTGCTGTTGTTGATTTTACAACTGGTGATGTATTCAAGTCAGACGGGGTAACCGCTTTAGGTGTAAACTTTACTCCGTTCGCCTTGCCCGCAGGAGAATCGATTTGGTACGCAGTCACCCTTACCTCAAGCATTTCAAATTCAGAAAACGAAATAACAGCTACTATTTCTGTAGTTCCAGCCTCCACGTCTGAAGCCGTTGTAGCCAATGCTCCTAAAGCTAAATACACCAAAGGGATTGCTCTTGGTCAGGTTCTAATCACTGATACCGCTGGTGTGATGGATGATATTGAATCTGATCACATTCTTCAACTAGGTGTTATAGGCGGCTCCGGCGGCTCCGGCTCCGGCTCAGGCGAAGCTAAGGTAAATCTCATTGACCCTGTCTCCACCACCCTTCCCGCAGGTGTAAGTGCTGTAATTGATGACGTGACGATTGCCGACGATGATATTGTGTTGTTTACTAATCTAGCTGTAAATAACAACCGTGCTTATAAAGTCTCAGGAGTTGGTGTTGCTCTTGCGTGGGCCGCTCAAGATATCTTTGAAAACGGAATAGACCCGGTAGGTGGTGAGATTGTTAGGGCTACCGAAGGTGCTGGGTTTGAAGGAACTGCGGGTGTTTATAACGATTCAACATCTTCCTTTAATTTTAACGACTATGTTCGCTACTTCAGCGGCGCTAATTATTACGAGCAGAGTTCTTTAAAGATAACAGATATCATAGATAATACAACTGATAATATCTTTGTAGTTAACTATGCTGGCTCTGAAAACATGATTATTGACTTCTCAGTAGTCAGAGGCGTAAACAAAGAAACCGGCAGTATCGTAATAACGACTGACGGAACAGATATCAGCCATCCTAAAACCAGTGCATTTATCGGTGATACCGGGGTTAATTTATTTGCAGATATTTCAGGATCAACCGTAAGACTAAGATACACGGCTAGCAACTCAGGGATTGATGGGCTAATTAATTATTCTGTTAAGAGATGGTCAGACAGTTCTGGTGGTCCTGGAGGATTGCCTAATTATTCTGGATCAGCAGTAGGCGGAGCATTAGCAGCGGGTAATATAACTGAAGTTCAGTTTAACGGTACCGGTGGTTTCCTAGAAGCTGATTCTAATTTCACTTGGGATAACGCAGGAAAGCAAATTTCATTAAACGGGCTAAATATAGGGAGACTATCAGCTCCACTAACGATTAATGACAATCAAGTCGCTGCAGATACCTTAGCTACTTACGACGCCACACTTTATCCATTTGCAATAGTTGATTACTCAATCGTAAGAAATGGACAGAGAAGGGTTGGAACTATAACCGTCACTCACGATGGAGCTACAGCATTCTTTACAGACACATCTACACCTACCGGCGGTGTGGGGATAAATGGTGCAGCAATTCCACTAACGGCGGTTTTCTCAGCGGGAGACATTCTTTTACAGTACACATCTTCTAGCACAGGTTTTTCAGGAACGTTCAAGGCCTCAATGAGAAGATGGGCATAATCAACAAAGTATATAATCAACAAAGTATATAATCAACAGGGGTAAAATTCTATGTCAGGCACATTTGAAGTTAGCGGTCCAATAAAAGTCGGCTCTTTAGCCGCCGACCCCTCTGACACCGGCAATGGACTTATCTATTACAATAGCTCCACCCACAGGCTAATCTTAAGGGAAAACGGTTCCTTTACAACTATAGTTACAGGTGCTTCAGCAACCTCTAGTTTTTTTGATGATTCTTTTAACGTTAAAAACCTAGCAGATGCGACTAAAATTTTAGCGTTTGATGTTTCTAGCGTAGCAACAGCAACTACTAGAACAGTTACAATGGCAGATGCCAACGTTAATCTAATAGATGTTAATAATTCTATCTTGAAAGACGGCTCTAGAGGTTTTACAGCTAATCAACCGATGGGTACTTTTAAGCTTACTGGATTGGGCAATGGCACTTCGGCCGGTGATTCAGTAAGGTACGAACAAGCCATCTTAGCAAGCGGCGTAAACGCATTCGCTGCTAATCAGTCGATGGGTGGATTTAAGCTTACTGGATTGGGAAACCCAACTGCTAATGGAGACGCTCTTAGGTTTGACCAACTAGGTGTTTCTAGCGGAATCGCCACCCTAGACGGCGGCGGCAAAGTACCGGCCTCTCAATTGCCAAACACTGTTATGGAATTCCAAGGGCAGTGGAATGCAACCACCAACAGCCCTTCTTTGTCAGATGGCGTTGGAAATGCAGGAGATACCTATAGGGTTAACGTAGCTGGCACACAAACTTTTGATTCAATATCGCTAAACTTTGGTATTGGCGATCTTATTATGTATTCCGGCACTGTTTGGCAAAAAACACCTGGTTCCGATGCAGTTATGTCTGTGTTTAATAGACAGGGAGTTGTTACAGCCGAAAACGGTGACTACACAGCTTCAAAAATTACAAACGCACCTTCTGGAAACCTAGCAGCAATTACTGTACAACTAGCACTTAACGAACTACAAAGTGATATTGACACTAGGTCGCTAACAGGTGGAACACTAGCTCAGTTTGCCGCAACCACATCTGCTCAGCTTGCAGGGGTTATTTCCGACGAAACTGGCTCAGGGTCTTTGGTCTTTGCCACCTCACCTACACTAGTAACTCCCGACCTTGGCACTCCGTCTGCCTTGGTGGGTACCAACATTACTGGAACTGCCTCTGGACTAACCTCTGGAACAGTTACAACCAACGCCAACCTAACCGGCCCTGTTACCTCAACAGGAAACGCTACAGATATTGCAAACGGTGCTATTTCTAACGCTATGCTAGCAAACGGTGCGGTAGCCAACCTATCCGGTACAAATAGCGGAGACATCACTCTTTCTGCAGCGGGAGTCACCGGAGACGCAAAAGGCGCTATATTAACAGGTCAGGCTTTGGCTTTGCAGCAATTTACAGCTACACAGCCTGGTATCGCTCCACTAAGTGGCGGTGGTACAGCTAATTTCCTAAGAGCAGACGGGTCCTGGTCCCCTGCCGGTACTGGAACGGTAACTGCTGTTTCTGTATCTAGCGCTAATGGTTTTGCTGGATCTAGCTCTGGTGGGGCAACCCCGGCTTTAACTCTTTCCACAACGATTACTGGTGTTCTAAAGGGAGATGGAACGGCTATATCTGCAGCAACAGCGGGTGCTGATTACCTAACAGTTCTCACGGGAGACGTAACCACAATAAATAACGCTGCCACTGTCCCCAACTCTGTAGTGATAGGTAAGGTTTTAACAGGATACGCATCTGGTGCTGGCACTGTAGCTGCAACAGACACAATTCTACAGGCTATTGAAAAACTCAATGGAAACAATGCCACCAACGCCAACCTAACCGGCCCCATCACTTCAACAGGAAACGCTACGGCCGTAGGTGCTCAGACAGGAACTGGAAGCACTTTTGTAATGAACACCTCCCCAACTCTAGTAACTCCAAACATTGGGGCGGCTACTCTAGGCGGGGATATGACACTTGGGGCAAATGTTTTAGTACATAGTTCCGGTGGGTTACAGAGAGGTTCCTCAAATTCTGACTTCCTACAAGAAGAATATTTCCACAGCATCGCCCTATCAGCTTCTCAGACCAACACAGTTATTGCTTCACTAACGTTTGCACATGCATCGTATGAGGGGTTTGAAATGCACTATAAGGTTAAAGAGGCAACTACAAACAATGTTAGGATTGCTAAAATATCTGTCGTTACAAATGGAACTAACATTAGCGTAGTAGAAACCGGCAATCAAACTGCTTCTACTGGAGTTACCTTTGACGCTATAGTAAATGGAGCAAACGTAAATATTCGCTACTCATCTGGAGCAAACACGGCAACGCTTAGGGCAGACGTAAAGCGCATAAAGACCTAATTTTTAAATAAGTGGTATTATAGTATTACAGGAAAACAATGGCTATAGATTTTCAACAAAGAAGTAGAGGGCTTGTATTGCAACCGCAAGCAACAGACCCATCTACGCCAGTAGACGGAGATTTTTACTTCTCTGACGGTACCATTAGAGAAATTGGACTATGGCAATACAAAAGTGGTGCTTGGGCCTCTATTGTTGGAAGCGGAGGCATTGGAAGCGGCGGAGTTAGCAGCACTAAAGACCGAACACTTCTTGGGTATGTAACCAGTGGTTCAGAATTAGTTACAAACGGTACTTTAGATACCAATGCGACCGGGTGGACTCTAGGGTCTAACAACTCATGGACTGCGGGTGTCATTCAGCAAACCTACAGCGCTGGCGGCGGACCTGCTACTCAAGCCCTTACCTCTCTAGCAACCGGAGTAATATACACATTTTCTGCCGATTCTAGAATGGTTAGTGGAACTGGAAACACGACAATTAATGTTTATAACGGTGCTAATAATAGCGGCACTCTGCTTTTTTCTGCCACAAATTCGACTACCGGCTGGGTAACTTCAACGGGTGTATTTACAGCCTTATCTTCGAATGTTTTCATACAGCTATATAACGGCGGCGATCCTGTTACTTTGCAATTTGACAACATATCAATCAAAGAAACCACCATAAACCCGTATACTGTTTTAACTACAGATAATGGCAAAATTATAAACATAGACACCTCTGCCGGTGCAATTGAAGTGATCCTACCGGCTCCTACTGATAAATTCATAGCCACTATCAAGGACTACAAGGGAACTTCAGCTACAAACAAAATACATGTAATTCTGTCTGGAAATTTAGACGGGATTTCAACTACAATTGAACTTATAGAGACTAACTTTTCAGCCGTAACATTAGTTTCTGACGGAACTAATTGGTTTAGGGTTGCAAGGTTTAACGGTAGTAGCCCCTTATCTAGAGGTTTGTTTGGAGGCGGCGATGCGCCTTCATCTGCTATTGAATATATATCAATAGCAACAACAGGTAACGCTATTAGTTTTGGAAATTTGACTCGCACCGCTTATGGTGTCGCCTCTATGGGAAATAGAACGCGAGGTTTGTGGGCGGGATCGTCTGCGTCAAATATTATTGACTACGTGACCTTCTCCACTCTTGGGAACGCCATTGACTTTGGTGACCTTACAATTGCTAGGTCTGAGCCATCTGCCACAGCTAATAACACACGGGGATTGATCGCCGCAGGAACATCAGGCGGACGTGTCAACGTAATCGACTACGTGACCATCGCTACACTTGGAAACGCTATCGACTTTGGCGATCTTACAGGAGTACGTATGGGTATCGCCGCGTGTGCATCTACTACCAGGGCAATCTTTGCTGGAGGTAACACTCCGACGGTCTTGAATGTGATCGACTACGTGACCATTGCTACTACTGGCAATGCTATAAGTTTTGGCACTTTGGCCAACTCTAGGCAATACTCTGCCGCATGTTCGTCTTCTACCAGGGCAATGATTGGCGGCGGTGACAACAATGGCCCCTTAGTTCTTTCCGTAGAATATTTAACAATAGCCACTCTTGGAAACGGAACAACTTTTGGTAACTTGACTCTTGGACGGTGGAATTTAGCTTCCTGCTCTAGTCAGGTCAGAGG